GCGGGCCTCGGGAGGACGATTATGCGGTGGGGCCCGTTGGCCCTGCTGGGCCTGACCGGCCCGGCCGGCGGCGAAGACCCGGCCTTCAGCGAACGCAAGAATGAAGAGTTCCTGGCCAACCGCTTGAAGAACCAAGCGCTGGGCGGCGGCCAGGCCCCGGCAGGGTCGCGGACCCGTCCAAGTTTCCTCTATCTCTCGCCGAACGCGGGCAACACGGACCTGCTGGGCCAGCTCGCCAACTCCCAGCTAGGCAAGCTGCTGGCCCGCGGTGAGTCAGGCGGCGCCGGCTACAACGCGGTCAATCGCGGCGCGGCGGGCGGCTATGCCGCTGGCATGGAAAACCTCGTCAATATGACCGTCGCGGAAGTCCAAGCAGCGCAGAAGGCGCACAAGTTCAACGCCGCCGGCCGCTACCAGGTCATCGGCCCCACCTTGGACTCTGCCGTCGCCGGCCTCGGCCTGACCGGCAAAGAGAAGTTCGACGCCGCGATGCAAGACCGCATCTTCGAACAGTATCTGATTGGCAGTAAGCGCAAGGAAATCGGCGACTACATCACCGGAAAAAGCGACGACCTGCATGCGGCGCTGCGGGGCATGTCGCGGGAATGGGCCTCCGTCGCGGACGAAGATACCGGCCTGAGCCACTACGGCGGGGTCGGCAACAACAAGGCTTCCATTTCGGCGGCGGATGCTACAGCCGCGCTCAACGATGCACGCGGCCATGTGCACGTCGAGGTGACGCTCCGGGGCGCGCCGGCCGGCACGAAGGCGCAGGTCACCGCCTCGGGCGCGGTACGCGCATCGCCGCCGAGGATCGAAACCAGCATGCCGATGGCGATGTAGGATGAGCGGCTTTACCAACGTCACCGGATTCGCGCCGCCGACCAGTCTCGCCGGCTTCATGGGGCTGCTGCAGACGGCGTCGTTCCGCGGGGTGCCGTTCAAGGTTCTCGCCGCGCAGGTCAAGAAGGGCCGGCGGCAGGCGATCCATGAATATCCCTTCAAGGATGGCGGCTGGGCCGAGGACATGGGGCGCTCGCTGCGGACGTACTCGTTTTCCGGCTACCTGATCGGCGACCTGGCACCGGTCATGCAGCTTCTGCTCGACAACGCGGTCGAGACGTATGGCCCGGGCCTGCTGATCCATCCGACGATCGGCGCGGTGAATGTCTCGCTGGTATCCTCCAGCTCGGCCGTGCACCGCGACAAGATGCGGGTAATCGAGGTCGCGTTTGAGTTTGTCGAACAGGGCGGCACGGTCTTTCCGACCCAGTTCATCGCCACCGCGATTGCCGTGCTGGCCGCGGCCGGCACGGCGTTGGCGGGCGCGGGCACCGATCTGGGCGGCGTGGCCATCCCGGCGGCGGCGATCGGCCCGGCGGTGACCGGCGAAGGCGCGGCCGTGGTGACCAGCTTCGCCGCCGCGACGACGCTTGGCGGCGCCAACCCGATGGCGATTGTCGGCATGGCCGCCGCTCTTCCGCCGCCCGATTCCAACACGACCTATGGCCGGTATGGCGCTGGGTCGGCGTCGGTGATGCTGCCGGCCGGCACGACGGTCGCCTCGCTGCAAGCGCAGCTCGCCAATCAACGCGCCGCGCTGGCGCTGGCGGCCACTGGCGCCACGACGGCCGCCGCGACGTATTCCGCGAGCACCGGCATGATCGACGCCCTGGCGGCGCTGGTGGAGGCAATGCGGGCCGGCATCACCAATCCGGCCGGCCAGGTGCAGGTGCTGCTCGCGCTTGCCGGGTTCACGTTCACTGATGGCGCCGGCGGCCTGGCCGGCGTTGGCGCGGCCATGGCGGCGATGCGCGATGCGATGGCGGCGGCCTGCCGGCGGGCGGCGCTGGTCAGCCTGGCGCGCGCGTCGGCGGCCTATCAGCCGGTCAGCTACAACGATGCCGCCGCGTTGCGCGTGGCGCTCGCCGCCGCGCTTGAGAGCGAGATCACGATCGCCGGGGACGCCGGGGAGGATGCCAGCTATCTGGCGCTGAAGGCGCTGCGCGCGGCTGTCGTGCAGGACCTGACGGTGCGCGGTGCCAGCCTGCCGAGCGTGGTGACGGTCAACCTGGCCCTTCCGCTGCCGTCGCTGGCGGTCGCGCAGCTGCTGTATCGCGACGCCAGCCGGTCGGATGAGATCGCGGCCGAATCCGGCGCTGTTCACCCTGCGTTCTGCCCGGTCACGTTCCAGGCGCTGGCCTCCGGCATGGCGGCTTCGGTCAATCCGGTGCTCGGGGCGCCGGCGCCGAGCGACGCCAGCGGGATCCTGGTCGCCAAGACGCCGAGCGCCGGGGTTTATTAAGTAACGCCTCCGGGTGTCGATTTTGGCGAATTCGCTTTTGGAGAGTCCTCATTCTGATGCGCAAACTTTTTCTCGCACTGACGGCGCTGGTGCCGGCATCAGCCTTCGCGCAGACCGCCAGCCCGGTTGTATCGCCCCCGGCGCCGATCGCATACGGAACGATATGGACCCCGGAGCAATGGCAGCAGGGGTGGGCGTCCAAAATGGACGCCAACGGCGGCGTTGGCTTGGGCGGTTCCTTAACTGGCTCAAATCTCAGCGGCTCGAATGTGACGGCGGCCGGTGGCACCGCGGCGCGGACGCTCGCGCAAAGATTTTCGGGCTGCGATCCAGGGGGCGCCAACTGTGCCTCGCAGAATATAAAGGACTTTTACAATTCCTCGACTTGTCTTTGGGATTGTGCTCTAACTGCGGCATTTACCGCGCTCCCGGCAACCGGCGGGACGATTACCATACCGGCCGGGAATTATTCTTTGCCGACGCCTGTTGTGCTGTCTGGCAAGCAGGTTACTGTTCGGGGCGACGGCGTAGGTGTCACGATCCTCACACCGACGCACACGGGGACTGCTCTAAGCATCACACCGGGCAATCTGCTGTTTCATGTCAACGTGCGGGATCTGACATTTGTCCCCAACGCCAGCACGCCAACGGCCGCCGCGCTGTCGATATCCTATCCAGCTATCTCGGTTTACGCCACGCAGACGGTCAACCTGGAAAACATCGAGATATTGTCGTCTGGTGCGACCGGCAGCATTACAGCACCTTACCCTAACACATTCACCGGGGGGGTTGTCCTCAATGGTCTCTGGCAGGCGCATGTCCGCAACGTCTCGTTTATGAGTGTTCCGACTGCCACGCCCTTGGCTGGCACGTTTGGGTTTGAGTATGGCAATTCCTACAACCTGACTTTTGACGAGTGCTTGATAGAAGGCGCCGACGTCGGTTTCGAGGAGCTGGCCTATTCCGAAGGCATCATTATCCGGCAGCCGACTTTGGTGGGTGTCAATACCGGCCATCTAATACCCACCGGTATATCACCGCAGGTTGGTGGGTATTCTTCTGATAGCGTGCGGATTGAGGGTGGTGAGTGGGATGTCTACAACGCTGCCGTGATATGGACTGATGTTGTTTTGGGCTGGATTGAGAATGCCCACATGGCGATACGCAACGACGGGTCCTCACTCAACATTGTGAAAATGACTGGCAACACGAACACGCACGTAAACAACAATTCGTTCAATGGTAACAGTGGAACCGCGACAGCCAACGCCGTATCAATTATCGGCGGGGGGCAAAACGTCGTAAACAATAACACATGCTCCCTGCTGGCGTCGTGCGCAAAATTCGACTCCACCAGTTCATACAGTATCGCCATCGACAATATGCAAGCAACGACAACAGGATACGGCAACGGGTTTACCGACAGCGGCACGAATAACTTCATGTCGTGGATCGATGGTCCAAGCTGGACCGCTTATGCCGAGTCGATTGTCGTGGCGGGCGCCACGGGGCAACCACTCATAACGATACCGAATACGCCATCGGCGGCTAACTACATTGTGCTTTCGGCGGCGCCAGCCGCCCACAATCCGGTAATCACTTTTCAGGGCACTGACACCAATGTCGGGGGTCAGCTACAAACCTCGGGCACCGGCGGGTTGACGGTGCAAAACCTTTCCGCTGGACTGCTCGGGACGGAACTTGTCATCGCGCCTTCCAGCAGCGCGCAGCAGAACAACTATGTTCGTATTACCAGCGGGGTGACTGGGCTGAGTCCAGACATCGAGGGTGCGGGTTCGCTGGGCGCGCTACAGGTCAACACCACCGGATCCGGGCTTTTGCAGGTTGGTGGAACTATCATAGCCTGCACAACGGCACCATCTGGGTATCTGTGCAGCAATGGCAGCGGCGTCGCGCCGTATATCAAATAGCGAGGCATCTGATGTCCGGTCGTCCGTCACACCGGGCGTCCTGACCGTTCCACTTTCGTAAATGCACCCCTGGCGTTGAGGCGTTCCCCCGCGCTGAAATCGAGTATAGATGTCTGCAACCTTAGCCTCCGGCCCCGACGAGGTCATCGTCCTGGTCGGGTCGAACCAATTCCAGGGCTGGCAGAGCGTCAGCATCAGCAAGTCCTGCGAGTCGATGCCGAATAGCTGGTCGGTCACCGCCAGCGCCGAGTTCCTGCAAGGCGCCGCGCTGGCCGGCACGGCGCCGGGGCAGTCGTGCAAGATCCGCATCGGGTCAGATCTCGTCATCACCGGCTGGATCGACCGGCGTTCGATCGCGGTCGACGCGCACAACCATGTGGTCACCATCAGCGGGCGCGGGATCACGCGCAACCTGGTGGATTGTTCCGCCGACCTGGTGCACGACCCCGTTCTGAAGGGCGGGATGATGATCTGCCCGAACGCGCTCGATGCCGCGCAGAAGCTGTGCAAGGCGTATGGGATCACGGCGCGGTCGGCGGTTTCCGACCTTGGGCCGGCAATCCTGGGATACCAGGTGAAGCTCTCGGATACGCCGTATTCGGTCATCGAGTCGGTGGCACGCTACGCCGGGTATCTCGTCTACGAGGACTGGAACGGTAACCTTGTGCTGGACCGAGTCGGCACGACGTCGCATGCGTCCGGGTTTTCGATGCCGGGCTGTATCGAGGCGATCAATGCGGAGCAATCGGTGGACCAGCGGTACTCGGAATATTTGGTCGTCTGGTCGGGCATCGATCAGCTCTCCGATCTTGGCTCCCTGCTCAACCGGCGGAAGGACAGGCCGGACACCACGCTGGGCGAGTTCCGGCTGAAGATCATTGTCTCCGAGCAGATCGCCTGGACGCCGACCCAGACGCTACCGGCCGCGGCAAACGACGCCATCGCGGAGCAGCGGGTCAACTGGGAATTCGCGCGCCGGTATGGCCGCAGCCAGGCCGTTTCGATCACCTGCGATTCGTGGCGCGACAGCAACGGCGCGTTGTGGACCCCGAACTGGCTGGCGCCGGTCGATGCGCCGGCCGCCGGCATTGTCACGGGGGGGAAACCGTGGATCATCGGTTCGGTGACCTTTCGTAAGGATATGTCGGGCACGCACGCCGACCTGATCCTGATGCCGCCGGAGGCATTCCTGCCCGACCCGAACCCGCTGAACCTGTTCGACCAGGAACTTTTGCTTTCGCCGCACACGCCGCAGGCGCCGGCGCCCCCTTCGACCAGCCCGGCGGCGCCGTCGATCCCACCACTTTGACACCACTTTGATACCACCCTGACACCACTTCGGCGCTGTTTGGCTCGCGCCAACGAAGTGCTGACCGGAGGTCATATGTCCGCGATTCTTGAAGCGAGGGTTGCCATGCTGGAGCGCAAGCTTGCCGCGCTGATGGGGAGCTCGCCGTTCGTCCTGGCGCGCTCGACGCTGGCGGTCAACGATACCGGGCCGGTGCAGATGGTCCAGGCGCAGATCGACACGCTGTCGGTGCGCGGCGGGATCCCGCTGCTGTATGGCTACGGCGTCACCGGCTCGCCGCCGGTCGCGACGGACCTGCATGTCGCGTTTGTCGACGGCGACCGGTCGAAGGCAGTTGCGATTGCCAGCGGACACCAGGCCTATCGGCTGCGCGGCCTCGCGACCGGCGACTCGGCGCTGTACGACAGCCGCGGCGCCTATCTGTGGCTGACCCCGAGCGGCCCGGCGGTGAACTGCGGTGGCAACCCGATGGTCATCACCGGCGACCTGCATGTGACGGGTGCGGTGATCGCGGGCTTTGGCGGCGGCGACCAGGCCGGCCTGCAGACGCATCAACATGGCACGGGCGCGGCGGC